GAAGCCATTCGCTTCGATGTCCCACGCATATATTGTCATAGTGTTTCCTTTAAAATAGTAGTTCTAATTTAATAGTAGCACCACGATTAGTGCTACCATCTTTCTTTTTAGGGTTAGGAGTTAATATTATATTTAAATTATCTCCTAGCTTGTAACCAAATCTACGCTTAGTTGTTAACTCATTTAAATATTCATTCATTTCTACCTTATTTTCTTTCATTATATAAGGTTTATCTTTATTTTTATTAATGAATATACTTTCTGTAGTTGGATTATCATTTGGTTTAATGTTGTATAATAACAAGTATAAACCAAACAATATAATGTAAGCAGTTAATAACTTTTTCTTATGAAACATTAACTCTGCGACGGTTATTCTTTATGTAAGATACCATTGCTTGAGTTATATTAAACCTATGTGCTATTATTTTCTGAGGGATAGTAGTTTCCCTTGTTATTTTTCTTATCATCTTAACATCATAGTTATCTAGTTTCCAGTAAGTCATGTGTCTTTTCCTGTCTCTTTGGGGATGTATTTAATTCCTGCAATGTTACCATTGTAGAATTTTAATTTACCTTCATTACATCTCATTGTTAATACGTCAAGCTTATGTTGAAAGTTAGCTTCACCATAAGACAATCCGCCTCTGGTTTGATATAGTCTTAGCACTAAGAAATTAAAGTTCTCATTACCATGTTTAGCTATATCTAGGTTTAGTTCGGCCGAAGACCCTGTATATGTCTTCCAATTAGTCTCAGTACCGTACCTATAATTCGGAACCTTGACTCCCTTTCTTTTATAATTCTTTTTACCGCCGTGTAAAAAGTTTTTCTTGCCTACATAATACTTATCATCAACAGAATTATGTATAGCATATACAAAACCATGAAGACCTACAGGTATAATAGGATTATTACTAATCCAGTGACCTTGATCTTCATGGTTACTACCAACTTTAATTAAGCCTTTAAGATCTGTATATTTAATCATAGTACTCTACAACAGCATCAAGTGCATCTTGCAAATCATAGTGTACCTCTGTAGCATAAGTGTAAATGAATGGATGTTTAAATTGATCAGGATCTACTAAAGCTATAATGATTTTATCCCATTGATAAGCTTGAGCTACTTCCATTACTGTACCCCATTTCTTTCCTGGCATTGAGTCTCTTAGATCAGCTAATATTACATGTGATCGTTTGATATCAGCCATATCTTGAGCTGTAATACGTTTAAGCTTATTGTATGTAGATATATCATCATCTGCTTCTTGATCGTGAATAGGTGCACGCCTTGTAGGGTGTAAGCACTTAATGTCAAAGTCATCTAAGAACTTATCTGAGTAGTCACGCCATCCAGTCATATCTGAATTGCTAACATGCTCCATTGCACCTGCGGTATAAACAAAATCTTGTCTCATTACTTATTACCTTTCTTTCTCAAAGTAAATCGGTTAGCCCAGAGAACCTGAGCCAACTGTGTTGTATAGTAACTAACGTTATACGTAGGAAGGATCCATGCGGACCCATTCCTAGTATCAACTCTAATTAATTTCTTCTCCATTAGAAGTCTTCACCTGCCCCTTCATAAGCAACATAGTCTGTTACTTGTAAGGCAACTAGCATAGCTGAGACACCTGATTTACCACCAACATTCCAGTCATAAGAGAATAATTTGATATGACCTTTAGTGCCATTACCCATATTCTTTATTTTACTTGGAGCCATTTCCTCTTTATCTAAGTCAATAACTTTAGGTGGATCTTGCTCTTCTCCGTTAGCTTTAACTGCTTTACGTTTAATGTTAGCATACCAGGTTTTGTTCTCACCTGACTTCATCTTAATACCGCTACTCTCTAGTTGAGCTTTGGTTGCTTCATTGTCCGTAACAACTTGAACGTCCCATTGGAGTGTACCAAATGGAGAATGTTTATCAACTAGTTTAGCCCAGTTAAATGTTACGTCTCTTACTACCATTACTTGATTAGCCATTATATTATTCCTTTTCTAATGGATTGTTATTGTATCAGAGTGTAGCTCTACAATTATTTGTAGGACTATTTCTTCTACATTATCAGAGTTAACTTCATTGTTAACACTAATTTCGAATAGCTCTGTCATTACAAAGCTAGTTTTATCTTCAAAGACATCCCAGAATACTGGGAAATCTTCGTATCCGTTTACTGACAGATACTTGTAATTAGCTATGGGAAATCTTACATTATCTCTCATCTTGCTTCTTGATTACCTCAACAAGGTAATTAGCATACCACTGTATCTTTAATGCGTCCTGTTGTTTAGCATCTTTCTTACCAAGACGTATACTATACTTGAGTATCTGACCTACTAAGTGTGCTTCAATACCTTTATGGTGATCAAGAATATAGTTCATAAGATCCATATACTCTAGGCCTTCAGGATAGTTACCTGCAGGTATTACTTTATAATGAGCAGGATTAATAATACTATCTTTAACTCTCTCATTCATATCTTTAAAGTCACCATGAAAGTCTGTTGGTTCTTCTTGCATTAACTCTCTTCCTTTCTCTCTGTCGTAAGTTATTAACTCATCCATGACATCCATTTTTTCTGTCTCAGTTCTAGCATGAGTTAATCTCTGCACTATGTTAGCACGGTTCATTTAATTTCCTTTCTACGAAAATAGCGTTCCCTTTTAATAATGGACTATACATTTAAATATTAAGTCCTTCCATCATCTTTCTCTTTTGTCTTGCTCTCATGGTACGTTCAGCCCAAGACTCATCAGCACCTAGTGCCCATATCTTATCATCTTGATTTGATACAGACAATACTAAGTCCTTGATTTTAATTAATTTATCTACGGCTTCTCCATTATGATACCAATTAGCTTCTCGCATTTCTTCTCTTGTACCTGTTATTTGTAGTGCTTGTACAAAGTATAGTGTTCTATTATTGTCACGAGAATATTCTTCTGCTGATATAGGAAAGGCTCTACTACCTTGATACTCTAATATTTGAAAACCAAGATCACCTATAGTATCGAACCAATGTTTATTTACTTTGATAGTAGGATTATATCTCATTGGAGTAATGCTTCTAACATCTTTAGTAAATGTTGCTTCATCATCTTCATTTTTAGCAACAAAGCTATAATTTAAATTAAATAAATGATTAGAACCTATATGACTTAGTTTTCTATTAAGACCTAGTACTTTATCTTTATATTCATTTCTAATTATATCATCTTCAGTTTCATTTAATTTATAATCAATATATATTTCTTTCTTTACTATTTCACACATGGTACTAGCTAAGTGATTACCAATCTTATCTCTTATATCCCATAAAGGTTCTAATTCTTTATTATCTTTTAAAGACTTAGAATACATTCTATTGGCTTCATAAGAAGTACTATAGTTAGAGTAGCTATAATACTCTGTACTATGGCTATCTGAAAAGTTAATGAGAACTAATAATTCTCCGTTAACACTACCATTCTTTGTAGATGAATTAAACTTTTCAAACAAGTTACTTTGTAAATGCTCATATAACTCTTTTAAATCATAGTTAATACTGGTTGCTAGATGTTCAAGATGTCTTACTAAAGAGTAATATCTATTAGCTTGGTATGGTAAAGACTTAGGATCATTTGCATGACCATCTTCTGTAAAATATTTACCATTAAGTACTTTATAATCTCTAAACATTGTTATATCCTTTCGTGCTTAGAATTTTACAGACACAAGTGTGCCATAAGGGTTTTCTTTATTTTGACCAGTTGATAGCCATAACACAGGCTTTTCAGGTTCTGGAGGCCAATCCCAGAACTCACAGTCCGAGAAGCAAAGTATATTCTCTACTTCAGGAAGACATTCTTCTACATACTTAAATCCTGGTGACATATCTGTACCACCACCACCTACAAGAGCTAACTCTGTTATATCATCGTAAGGATCGAAGTCATAACACGTAGCTACAGTAGTGTCTACACATATCACATGAGTTGATTTAGGTTTTAAGGTTTCGTTTATTGATTGTAACTCTGATAAGAACACTTCTCTCTCAGCCTTAGATACAGATGCAGAGGTATCTATAACTACAGCTACAGGTCCTAGTGTATTAGATATCATAGCAGGAGTATATAAATCAAACTCAGATAACAGCTTACGATTAGGTCTCTTCCACGAAGGACTATCAGGGTTACTGCTCATAAGGTAAGTAGGTAAGTAAGCTTTCCAATTAACTTGAGGCTCTCTTATACTCTGAACTAAGTCAGATAACTTACCACTAATTTCTTGTCCAGCTTTCTTAGCCTCTTGAGCCGCTGAAGCTATCATCTGATCTACTTCATCCTTAGCTTGTTCTAGCTCTTCGCCTGTAAGAGGGTTACCTTGCTCATCAGTTATAGGTAGTACACCACCCCAAGAAGGAGCTTGATTATATTCATCATCATCTATTAGATCATATACCTTTTCTCCATTCATGTTAATATACTTATCATCCATTAAAGCACCCGGCGGTAAGCTAAATCCTTCTTCCTTTAAACTATTGTTTATAGAGAAGTCTGTAGCTATATTCCACTTCTTATGTTCACGTTTACCCATGCGGAAATGATGTCCGAATATAACATGCCATACTTCGTGTGCTATAGTAGCCCTTACTTCATCTTCACTACATTCATCTACAAATTCTTTGTTCCATAGTATAGATCTACCATCAGTACACATAGTCTTGTAGTCAGTAGTTTCTCTGACGTTTAATCTAAGTGCACATGTACCATAGAAAGTGTAGTTAGCTACAAGTTTAATTATAGCTCTGCTTACTTTTGTTTGAGCATCCATTGTATTATACTTTCAATTTGATTTGCATTAAGTCATAGAGTTCTGATTCAGTAGCCTCAAAGTTACTGTTCTCTATGCGGTTAAGTATTATTTGATTAGCCCATTCTATCTCCTCATCTGTTGGTTCATCATTAGTGTCAGTAGATTTAAACAAATCTTCCTGTAACATCATGTCGAGTGCAAACGCTATTATATCACTTGCTATCAACTTCTTTCTCTTTAGCCTCTAATATTTGATTAGCCATAGTTAATAAGCTTATCTCATCAAGGCCTGCATGTTTTGATTTAAGTTTGTAGTATTGTTCTAACAATAGACTCATACGTTCTCTGTTTTTATACTCAGCCATACGTATAGGGTCTTTATCTACATCTTTAAAGTCTTTGTTCATTGTATTAATCTCCATATTAAATTAAGTGCAAAGCTAAATGAAGCCATGACTCCCAGGACAGCAAAGCCCAGTACAACCCATACAAATAGGTTCATTAGCCTTTCTTTCTTCTTATAGTTAGTTGTGTTAAAATATTTATCACTCATTTTATTACTCTTTCTTTAACCCAAAGTCTTTTTAATTTATTTTGTCTACCACCTTTAGCTCCTGTTTCTCTACGAGCTTGTTGTGATTCCCATTGATCACCATCTTTATAGGTTCTCATGTTGAATACTTCACGCATT